AAAGAAGTAGAAAACAGAATCAGCTCTTCTATTGCAGGCTCAGCAGATTGGTTTTTAACGGGATTAGAAGCTGCTGAAAAGATTTTGGGTAAAGATCAGGTTTCTGATGTAAGGAATAATGCGAGTCTAAGCACAGATGAGAAGCTCGAACAGTTAAAAACAGCCGCATATAATAAGGGTTTTAACCGTGGTAATTCGAGTGCATACGTAAGGCTTTCTGATGCTGTTCAATATTCATCATTTTATAAGGATGTAACCCAAAAGAATATACAAAAAAGAAATGAGCAGAAAAAAATTATAGAAGATACAATGGCTCAGTTTGGTATCAAACCAGACGAAGCAGGCAATAATGGAAATTCAGGTGGTAATAACAACGGTAATAATGGCAATAAAGGATCTGGTGGAACAGGCAGTCTTGATACTGCAGGCATTAACAGCGTAAACAGCGGAAGCCAGGTGAAGAATATAAACATCAGCATTGGAAGCCTGGTTAGCGGCGGAGTGAATATTACAACCAATACCATGAAAGATGGTATGGCAAAGGCAAAAGATATTGTGGTGGAGGCGTTATTGACGGCTGTGAATGATGCGAACCTGGCAGGAGGATAGCCCCCTCCATCTCCCCCCTGAGGGGGAGCGCAACGCACAAAGCCTGCTTAATGCTGAAGCACGACAGAGAAGAAAGTGAACGATGAATCAATTCAATTTCATACTGAAGAATTTTGGACTTGACCATATAAAACCGAAGCTGTACCCCACTGGCCGCAAGCTGCAGCCGAAGAACAGCCAGGAGGACAGCACACAGGGTGATTCTGGCAAACGTGAGATAAGTGATCTTTCTTTTAACATGACCACCGGAAACAGCGATAAACCTCCGGTGAGTATGCTCGGAACCGCAGTATTTGCTGACGTGATTCTAAGCACTAAGGATGAAAGCCTGAAGATGCAATTGATAGATGTGCTGGTAACGGTGGATCAGACAAAGAACATTGTAAAGACAGCTATCCAGGGAAGAAACGGAACCGTGAAGGAATTCATCAGCCGGGGTGATTATATGGTAAAACTGCCGGGACGACTGGTATCACCGTTCAGTATGGCTTATCCGAAGGAACAAGTGGCTGATATGATATTCCTGGCAGAGTTGAATGAATCACTGAAGGTGGTCAGCGAGTTCTTACAGTTGTTTGGGATTTATGAAATCGTTATTGACAATTATTCTTTTCCGCAGCGGGAAGGATTTCAAAATATACAGCTCTTTGAATTGAGTTGCGTTAGCGACAGACCGATACAATTACAACGAATTGCTGGTACTTAGCACACATATCAGCATCGGGCAGTATGAGTTTGACTACTGTGTGAACGTGGAGATCAACCAGGATATTGAAACACTGACTGATACCTGCAGGATCACCATACCCCGCCGCCTGGAATGGGATGGAAAGAAGATTGCTATTGATGATGATCCTATTCTGCAGAGAGGCGATAAGGTGATTGTGAAACTTGGTTATGATGGCAAGCTGAAAACAAGGTTTATCGGATATGTGAAAGACATAAAGGCCGGCGTGCCGGTAACCATTGAATGCGAAGACAGCATGTACTTGCTGAAAAAAGAATTGATAACCAAAAGCTACAAGTCTGTTACTGTCCGGCAATTGATTGAGGATATAATTCCAAAAGGAATTGAAAAGGTTGTTTATGGTGACAACGAAATCAATATTGGTCAGTGGAGAATCAGTAAGGCAAGCATTGCAAATGTGCTGGATGAACTGAAAAGCAAATACAATATCTACAGTTATTTCAGAAACATCACAGAAAGCGGAGTAACGAAACCGATCCTATATATTGGTTGGGGATGGTGGACAGATCACCGCAAAGAAGAAATATTTGAGTTTTCATGGAACATTATTGACAGTGATCTGACCTATAAGCGGAAGGAAGATATAAAGCTGAAGGCAAAAGCAATTGCCTGGCAACGAAACAATACAAAGATTGAAGTGGAAGTGGGTGACGAGGATGGTGAGCAAAGAACACTTCATTTTTATAACCTGGACAAAACAGAGCTGGAGCGGAGAGCAAAAGTGAAACTGGAACTGCTTAAATATACCGGTTATCGTGGTTCTTTTACCACGTTTGGAGAACCGGCTTTGGATAAAGGAGATGTGGCGAATATAATCGGAAACCAATATCACCCCGATGGCAAATACCTGGTAAAGAACATAAGGATATTGAGCGGCGTGAGTGGTTACCGGCAAATAATAACACCTGATTCAATAATCAATGATAAAAGAGCTTCTACATCAACTGCTGCATGATAATGAAGAAATGTACAGCAAAGTATGCACCGTTGAAACGGTGGACGGACTTACATGCGATGTGCTGCCGGTGGATGGAGATGCACCCGTGCTGGATGTGAGACTAACGGTTAATCCTGATGCCACCAATTACTTTGCTGTGATTCCTAAAGTTGGCAGCCTGGTGATTGTTACGTTTTTGAATAAAGATGTGGCCTTTGTCAGCCTGGTAGATGAGCCGGATAAACTTGTGTATAAAAGCGGCGATTTGATTTTTGAAGTAACGGATAAGTTTAAAATTCAGAAAGGGGTTGTCAATCTTGGCACGCTGATGACCGATCTGACGCAGGAGGTGATCAACATCTATGCACCCAAAAATGTAGCAGCCCTGACTTTGATTAAAACAAAATTCACTCAACTGCTAAGCTGATGGCTTTAGATAAAACGAGATTAAAAAACAACCTGCTGGCGGTGTACCAGGATATAGAAAATCATGGCGACACCAGGGAACTGCAGGCTGATTGGTTTTGTGACCAGCTGGCTGATGTGCTGATTGAGGAAATAAAACAACTGCGTATCAACTATACAAACGGACTTACTGCTCCAAACGGAGCCGTAACAGGAACAATAAATCATACGGTAAGCTGATGGACGCAACAGATATTTTACTGGACGACGATGGCGACCTGCTGATAGTGAACGATGATTTCAGAATCGGATTAAGTGATGAACAGCATATTGAGGATATACTGATCAGCTATCCGGGGGAGTACAAACAAAGTCCGTTGTGCGGGGTGAATATAAGGAGAGCAATAAACGGAAGTATTGACGGAGTCGTGAGACGTGATGTGAGACTAAACCTTGAAGCCGACGGATACCAGGTGAACAATATTGTTTTTACTGAAAGTGAATTGAGTATAGATGCGAAGCGAACCTTACCCTAACCCTCTCTATATCCCGATATACATCGGGAGGAGAGGGAAAAACAGAGAAAGCGATGAGAACAATAGTTGTTAAAGACAGGCAAACACTCTTTGATATTGCTGTACAGGCAATGGGAGATGCAGATGCAGCCTATGAACTGGCCCGGCTGAATGATATATCTGTGACGGAAGAGTTAGAAAGCGGACAGCAGCTATTAATGCCGGACGAAGCAACAGATGAAAGTACGGTGGGTGAGTTTAAAACCAAAAAGTGGTGCCCTGCAACGGCAGACCAGGAACAAGATGTAATACCGGGAGGAATCGGATTTATGGGAATAGAGATTGACTTTATTGTAAGCTAAAATGAAACTTTAAATATGAAAGCAAAATTTTTTGCTGAAAGTGTAACACACACTTGCTATGGAACTGAAGAAGTAAAAATGTGTGCGGTTTATTCAAACACACCAGAGGATAATGAGTTTGCAAAAGCAACTCCATCTGGTAGTTTGACAATGTCCATCAGCAATGAAAAAGCAATGGGGTTCTTGAAGCCTGGTAAGAAGTATTTCCTTGACTTTACTGAAGCTGCAGAATAATGGCAAGAACTACTGATGAAATATACACAGAGCTTACCAACAGGTATGTTATCGAAATGGCAGCGGTGGGTGTTACTGTGATTCCGGCCAACTGGAGCCAGACCAACATACAACGGCTGATCTTTTATGTTGTGGCTGTTGTAATGGCAACCATTGAGCAATTGTATGACCAGCTAAAGCTGGAAGTAAATGACATCATCAGTAAGATGAAGCCGCACAGCCTCCGGTGGTATGCTGAAAAGGCAAAGCTCTTTCAATATGGTTATCCCCTGGTAGATGAAACAGACTACTATGATAACAGCGCATTAACGCAGGCACAGATTGATGCCAGCCTGATAATAAAACATGCGGCTGTGGTAGAGCAGGAAATAAGCACTAACCGGTTTGGCCTTCGGATAAAGGCTGCAACCATTACTGGCGATGATCTTGCGCCGTTGAGTGCTCCGCAATTGAGTGCATTTACACAATACATGCAGGCGGTGAAAGACGCCGGAGTAGGATTACTTATTACCAGCGGAAATCCGGATGATCTGAAGATAAGTCTGAAGATTTATTATGATCCGCTGGTGCTAAATAACCAGGGCCAGCGGCTGGATGGAACAAATGCCGATCCCGTGCAGGATGCGATTAAAGAGCATTTGAAAAAACTTCCTTTCAATGGAAAGTTTAACCTGACGGCATTTGTTGACAAACTGCAGGCTGTGGATGGTGTGGAAGACCCGAAGCTGATCAGTGCACAGGCAAGATATGGTGCGCTGCCTTATGCCGAGATCATTGATGAGTATACTCCGGATGCCGGTTACCTGCGCATACCGGATTACAATGTTGATTTAACCATTCAATGGGTACCGAAAGTTGTTTAGCAATTTTTACAATATAGATTTTAAAAAGCTGGTGAGATGGAATACACCGAGGCGAAGGAGGAAGCTGAAATTTTTAGCTCTTTTATATGCGCTGATGTATGCGGGCAACCAGGTGTTTCAAAGCCTGCTGAAGTTCAGGGAAGCTAAGCTATATGACCTGATGATAACACCGCAGGTTTGCTACCTGGAGAGACTGCTGCGTGACCGGTTCGATTATGTGCAGCGAAGAATTGAGATTGAAGATGCAGTGTGGTATGGCCCTGTTTTCATATTTCAGCAAGCGGAATTGCAGCCTCAGTGGTTATACACGGCATCAGAATCACAGCCGATTTTCATTTTTACCAATGGGGAAGCCGGTCAGCTGAGAGATGATTTTGTTATCAAAGTTCCACTGGATATTGTTTTCGATGAAAGCGAAATGCGCAGCCTGGTGAACATTTTTAAACTGGCGGGTAAACGCTATAAGATAGAAAGAGTATAGCCTCACCCCCTGCCCTTCTCCATAAATAGAGAGGGGAAAAGGAAGAATGAATTTTTATGAATCAAAGATTTGATTTTACCAAACTTGGCGGCTTTCCATTGACGCAGGATGTGCTGGCCACTATGCAGGATAGTTACCGGAATAGCCTTGCGGCTCTTGCGCTGATGATTGGAGATAAGGTAATCGTAAGCGGAATGAGTGAAAGCGGCGGTAGTGTGACTGATGGCTGGATTGCCATTAACGGAGAGCTGATGCCTTTCGTTGGCGGCACAATAGGAACCGGAGATTGCATTATTGAAACCATTGCATCAAACCTGACCTTCCAGGATGGCAATAGTAAGGAAGTAAAATACATAAAGCAGGCAAGGTTTGGCAGCCCTGCTGCTTTTAATTACAACGACCTGCTGCGGCCCGGAACTTATAATGAAATATGGCAAAGCGGTGATCTGAAAAATGTAAAGTGTGATGCTGCTTACATTACTGCAAATTTTGACGGAACCGGAAAAGGGATAAATAAAAGAGTTGGCTGGGCAATCTGTAACGGTCAGAATGGAACGCCTGATCTGCGGGGGAAGTTTTTGGCAGGATATGATCCTGGCGATGCGGACTATGATGCGATTGGTGATACAGGCGGCGAAAAAACGCATACGCTTTCAATTACGGAAATACCTGCACATAATCATGCCAATGGATCATTTAACCAATTGCTAAAGATTACATCCGGGGGTAATGATACTGTAAATAATCCCGACAGCTCTGCCGGTGAGCCGAGCCTCAATACGTCCGGAGCTATACAAAGTGTGGGTGGCGGTCAGGCGCACGAAAACAGACCTCCGTATTATACGGTTTTAATCATTATGAAATTATAACGATGCCTGTACAGACAAGAGATCAGTTAAAGCAATGGTTTGAAACGGGAGATTATCCGACACAGCAGCAGTTTTGGGATTGGATAGACAGTTTCTTTCATGTTAATGATGGAATTGCAATTGCTAATGTGACAGGATTGACGGCAGCCCTAACGGCAAAAGCTGAACAGGCAGCACTTGATGGATTTGAACAAGGAGAGCTGATAAGCTATGATGCAGATGCAGTGTATGTAATACCTGCCGGTTATTTACTTGAGAAGATTCTTTGCAAATACGGTTCTGCAGGCACACTAAAGCTAAGCCTGGTTGCAAACGGAAATGAAGATGTGCTGCCAGAAACTGATATAGCCAACGGATGGAACAGGCCGATTGAACTGAACCTGGTAGCTGAAGCAAACACTAACCTGTATTTAGCCGGTATTCCTAACACCACCAAAGTGCTGTTTATAAAGAGAAAAATTAAAATGACCTGATATGAAGAAATTACTATTTATCTCATTCATGCTTTTATCGGTTAGCAGCGCATTTGCGCAGACCTTAACCGGTAACAGGATAGTTGCCAGGCAAGGCGTTTATTTACGAGACAGGTGGATTGATACAGTTAAAAATGATACGAGCAATCTGAGTGGCAGAGTTAGAAGTTTGATGACAGCCGATGCTATTTACAAATTTGTTGTGGGCAGAACAATTAACATCAGTGTACCGGTAACAAGTGTGTTCACAAGAACAGGGGATGTAACTGCGACTGAAGCTGACTATCAATCATATTACCCTCGTTTATCACAGAGTTATGCCGATCCATCATGGGTTAGTTCACTTGCGTGGAGTAAGATTACAGGAACACCAAGCTCTTTGGCAGGATATGGAATTTCCGATGCTATACAAAACCAGTTTGCAACGGCTCAGTCTGCCAGGCTTTGGACGGCTGGACAGATCAGAACGGACAGTGCGATACGAACAGGCTCGTTATCTTCTGACCCAACGGGAGTTAATGGTATGATTTATTACAACAATGTTTCTAACCGCTTAAAAGGCTACAGCAATTCATCATGGCAAATTATTGTTACGAGTGGGGATGTTCAGAATGGATTAACTTATAACGGGACATCAAAATTACAATTTGGTGATGCAGCTACAAGTCCTCAAACGAGCATCGGTTATCTGAAAGCTAATACCTATCTGTACACTTATGATCAATTAGCCTCCACGCCAAGAGTTTTTTGGATTAGCACAGAAAACTCATACAACGCCGGTACCCTAAACGCAGTATTCAGACAGGATGGATTTATTTTAAGCGGCACGGGTAATCCATATCATTATGGAGTACCGGGTGGTACGATATTAAAAATGGGAGATTATGACCCTTCAACAAACACAAGAGCCCAATCGTACGGAGACGTGACTCCCTTTAATAATGTGTCAGGGCAAGGTTTTGATTTATTGTTAAGAAATGCTGCTACCAATCAGAAAAGTGTAGGGGGCACTATAGAGATGGTGAATTCCTCAAACCAGGCATATAATACCGGCCTGCGAATTCGGATGTATTGTGGCGTTAATACGAGCAATTCGCCTACCGATGATCAGATCGCTTTGAAACTTGTAGCCAGCACTCCTAATGACCCAGAATGGAGAGCCAAAACTTATGCAATACAAGCGGACAGCGGACGTGTATATATCGGCGACAGTGTAATGTTTTTTACAAAGACACCGAGAGCAAAATTTACACACGATGGAACTGTAAGTTTCAATCTTGGAAGCGACGCAACTTCGGATATATTTTACAGGGATGCCTCTGGTTTTTTTACCAGACTGCCGATTGGAACTAATGGACAGGTGCTCACAGTACAAGCTGGTGTTCCCGCATGGACTACTGATAAAATAAAGACGACGGCAGTGTTAGATTTTCCAAGTACAGGAAACCTATCCAGCTCAGTACTTAATGTCACTGTGACGGGTGCTGTTATTGGAGAACATGTACTTGTGTCTAAATCAGACGGTTCGTCATCCAACGGTGAATTGTACATCGGAACGGTATCGGCAACCAATACCGTCTCTGTTAGATTCCAAAACGTAAGCGGCGGAACGATAGACCTTCCTTCAGCAACATATAATGTTACTGTTATAAAATTTTAAACTCATAGTCATGAAAAAAAACATTGCACTTTTTACTTTTTTAATTTTTCTCTCAACACGTTTTTTTACTGCGCAGGCGCAGCAAGCCGATACAACAAGGGTAACACTGTCCTTCCAGGCTAATACCATGTATTTCCTGAATGGCTTACTACTGACAACCGGCGATGATGATTTAAAAGACCTGGGACGAAAGTGGTACAGGCAAGCCAATGTTCCGAACCCGCCAACCGGCAGCACAGTTGTAACCGTGCAGACGGATGCTGAAACAGTATTTAAACTATCATCTTTTGTGAGGCAAATGCCACATAGACTGATATCCACTCAGTGGAACGAAATAAAAGCCGGAGTTGATTCTGCAGCAGCTGGATACCAGCCATTGATTGAAAGGCTGAGCGCATTGGATGGTACTGATGCCAATGACCGAACCGCAATAAGACAGGCTGGTAAAAAAGACGCACAGGGAAAACTTTAAATAAAAATGGCAATAGCATTTGGAACAGCAGGAACAGTGGCGACAGGCTCATCGAGTCTGTCGGTGCCATATCCGGCAAGCATTGCGGCAGGAGATATGCTTGTTCTTGTTATTGCCAATAAATATCCTATCAATAGTCCATCCACTCCGAGCGGTTGGACGTTTGTGGCACAGGCAAGCGGTGGTAGCGGTTCAAATGGGATTGATTCAGGACAAATCTATTGCACCATATTTATTAAAGAAGCGACTGGAAGCGAAAGCGGCAATTTATCAGTAACAATTACAAGCGGTAACAGTTCCGTAGGTAGAATGTTTCGATATATAAAAGCTGCGGATAAAGAATGGGATTATAGTAGTTGTCTGGCAGCGGACAATAGCCCAGGCACAAGCTGGAGCGCAACGGGCAATGTTGATCCTGGAATTGCAGCTAATGATATGGTCATTGTTGGTAGTGCAATTAACGCTGATACATATACCTTCTCAGGCCAGGCAATCAGTGCAACAGGCGTAACATTCGGTGCGGCTAACGAAAGACAAGATAGCGGAACCAATACGGGACAGGATTGCGCTTTGGTTGTCAGCGATCATAATGTAAGCAGCGGACAAAGCAGCGCAGCTCCTGTTTATACAATGACTGCATCAGGATCAGGTACCAATGCACCGGCAGGTGCAACTGTAATGCTGAGACTTCGGGAAATTTCTATAGGTCTTTCAGGTAATATAAATGCGGCTGCAACGGTAGCCGGAGCAATAATAGGCAAGGGATTGCTGGCCGGATTAATTTCAGCAGCTGCATCATTAAGCGGAACTGCACAGGGCAAGATTAATGTATTGGGTAATACCAACGGACAGGCTATAACATCAGCTGCAATAGCGGGAAAGGGCTCTTTAAACAGTAATAGTAATGGGGTGGCAAGTGCAGCTGCATTTATGCAGGCGTTAGCAAATATCAACGGAAACAGTAATGGACTTGCTGCAACAAATGCTGCTATAACCGGAAGTGGAGAGTTGAGTGCTGCAATAAATGGATCAGCTGCAGCAAGCGGTGAGTTGTCAGGAAAGATTCAAATCGTTGGCAACACATCATGTAATAGCGGCTCAAACGGAACACTAACTGCCAAAGGAAGCGTTAACGGTTCAATAACCGGAGCCGGATCAAGTTCGGGTGTTCTGTTTGCAGATGGCCAAGCTGAAGGAAATACTCAAGGCGCAGCATCAATAAATGGAATACTAACTGCTAAAGGAAACTTACAGGCTTTATCAGACGGAGCCGCATCGCTTATTGGCTACTTAAACGGAAATGGACAGTTAAACGGAGTCGTTACGGGTAACGCAAATGTGTCTGGTACATTGAGCGGATCGGGAGGCGGAGGAAACAGTATTTCCGGTGACATAACAGGAGCCTCAACTGCAAGTGGAACTCTTAATGGCAATGGAATAATTGATGGGAATGCGGGTGGATCAGCGGGAGTAAATGGATTACTTACCGGTTCAGGAGGATTGTCAGCAAACATAACTGCAACAAGCCAGGCGAATATAGCCGTGAGTATCGGGGGCAAGAAGATCTCATTATCATCACCTGTGAGAACAATCGTAAACGAATTAAGCAAAACAGTTGATAAGGTTATTATAAAAGCTCCTGTAAAGGATTTAATCGCATAGACATGATTTATAAGGGACAAACATTATTGATAATTGAACTGGATACAAATTATGATTTGACAGGTGCTACAAATCCTAAAATTCTTTATAAGAAACCGGATGCGGCTGTTGGTTTTTGGCCAGGAACAATTACAGGATCGGTGATCAGTTACCAATTGCAGGAAGGAACTATTGACCAAAGCGGCGTATGGAGCTTTCAGGCATATTTTGAAAAAAGCGGGAAGAAAGGATATAGTGAGAAGGTAAGAATTGAGTTTTTACAACCTAACGAATAAAAAATTTACCATGAGTAAAGCAAACACTTTTGAAAATGACTTAATGAAGCTGATTTTCCAGAATCTGGATGCAGCTAATATCGGCGACGCCACCGGATTGCGTGGCAGCACTGCCGCTGGTAACCTGTATGTAAGTCTTCATACGGCTGATCCCGGTGAAACTGGTGACCAAACAACCAATGAGGCAACCTATACGGGGTATGCAAGGGTAGCTGTAGTGCGAAGCTCAGGCGGATGGACAGTAACTGCCAACGCAGTAGAAAATGCTGCCGCAATTACATTTCCACAATGTACATCAGGCAGCAATACCATTACACATTTTGCCGTAGGTACAGCAAGCAGCGGTGCCGGTAAAATTCTGTACAAAGGTGCACTTAGTGCATCGCTGGCAGTGAGCAACGGCATAACGCCAGAGTTTGCAGTGGGGGCATTAGATATAAGCGAGGATTAAAACACTGATAAAATGGCCGACAATATGAATGGACAAACAGGCGATTGGATGGGCTTCATCCTTACGGGAATACTGCTCGGTATTAGCTCCATAACGCTTAGTGATGTAGCTCTTGTCTGCACAGCAGTTGCCGGATTATCAACCGCTGCACTGAACGTGTATAAATATATTCAACACAAAAAAAGAAACCATGAAAAAAATCTTCGAGAAAATAGGGACAACTGAAATCAGGAACATTCTGGCGGTGCTTACCGTGGTAGGGTGTTTCATTTTGCTATATCTGTTACAGATAAAAGAGATACCGCATGGCAACAAGGATGTAGTGCTGACGGCGATTGGTTTTGTGTTTGGCGGTTTGTTAGGCGGGGTTGCAGGGTATTTCTTCGGGAGCAGCAAAAGCGAAGTGGATAGTAAAAATAATACAGGTCAACAATGAAGAAGCTGCATTCAATACTTGATGTAGTCGTTAGCTTTTTGTTTTGCCTGGCTATTTGCTTGTTGGTAATCGGCTTCTGCAGTAGCTGCAAGATACTTCGTAAGATTGATAAATCAGTCAATGATAGTACTTCAGTATCAAAATCAAAAGAAGGAGCGGTAAGTGTTGACAGCAGTAAATATAAAAAGGAAAGCGACTATACCAGGACAACATTCATCTATCCTCCAAGAGACACAAACATCACGGTAAATAATTATTACCCACAGCAGCCTTCTGTGATTATACAGGAAACCGGAAAACAAAAAGAAGAGGGTGAAGCGGTGAAATATGACAACTATTGGAGAGAGAGATACGACAGCCTGTCGGCAAGTAGTCAAAAAAAATCTTTGGACAGCTCAACGGTTGTTTTACCTACCGGGCAATTAATCCTGTTTGCGGTCATTATAATTATTATAAGTGTGTTGCTTAACAAGCTATCAGGAAGAATCAATTTTTTTAAACCAAAAAATACTCAGCCATGAAAAATTTATCTTATTTAATTCTGTTATCTTTTATGATCGTCTCCTGCAGTTCATCTCCTGATGATTCAACTACAAATTTTTCAAAAAGCGATAAGCAGGAATGGCGGCAGGCGCCAACAGGTAAACTGAATCAATTCGGTAATCCTGAAATGAGAACCGAATACTATTACCAGGAATGGGCAACTATAAAACCTACCTGGGGCCAATCATTTTATTTTGCTTCCAGAGCTGGTTATACATTCTGGTTGGTGATGGGCCTTGTATTAATCACAATGGTTCCTTATGTCATCATTAAATCAAAAAGGGACGAACCGCTTTTAAAAATAGGTAAATGGAAATTTGACCCTTTAGCCAATCAAAAGCATGGAGGAAGAAATATCAATATTATTTGTTTCATTTTACTTGCAGCGGGCGGAGCTTGTATTTATCTGCAACCGGGCAATGTAAAATGGAGAAACTACAAATCTATTGACAAGGCCCACTATGAAAAAGTGGTTTCAGAAAACGGCAGCAGCAAACCGATATGGGACAGCCTTCTAACCAATGGATTAATTATCGGAGGGCCAAACAAGAAATGATTTGGTCGTGGATCATATCACAAGTGCTGATGATTATATACATCAGATTTGCAAGCTGGCATCATGCGCCCGGTGTGAATGCAATGCGGGAATATGTACCGACGCCTAACCCTTACGAAAACCCGTTTCATTTTTGGAGTTGGTTTCAGGCCGCTATAGTTGCTTTGTCATTATCGCTTGGACTTATTTCTTATCAGCCATTGTCGTGGTGTATTGTAATGGGTGTGCTATGTGCAGTCTGGTATTGGCTATTATTTGATCCAATGCTGAACCTGGGAACGGGTAAAAGTTGGGATTATTTAGGAAGCGGTTCAACAATGGATAGGTGGCTAAAACGAAGATTTGGTAACAATGCAGGAGAATACAAGGCCATCATCATGCTTTTGCTGATCATTTTAATTAATGTTTTAAAGTTCACATTATGAACAGACCAAAACTTACAAGAGAGGAGTTGATTGATAGAATTAAAGGGTATGCCGTGCCAGAGGCGGTAAAACTGATTGGCATTCGTGGATATTATAAGAACACGATGGGTAAAGCCGGAGAGAACGACAGAGGGATTTATGATGATGCAATATTTCTTTTAACACCAAACCTGTTTTTATCATTTAACGCAAATACTGACCCATCAAAACACAAATCCGGGATTGCCAAGCTGATACCCGGCGTACACTATTTTAAAAAAGGTAAGCACGGCATCAGTAAACCCGGAGGCGGATATCATGCTTTTAGGCCAAATACACCCGATGAAAGCCTGCCAGTTACAAGAGATGGGTTGGAGGGGATTAAAAAGGGCATTGCGATAAATATTCATAAAGGAGGATATTCCACGACCGGCAGCGCAGGTTGTCAAACAATCTTTCCTGATCAATGGTTGCAGTTTGTTCGTGAGGTTTACCATGCTATGGACTTGGAAGGGCAAAAATCAATTCCATACATTTTAATTGAACAATAAATTTTTCTCATAAGCAGTTAGTTTTGGTGTCGAGTCCCGATGTCTATCGGGACTCTTTTATAATGTTTGGGAGATCGGGCAAAAAAATCAAACAAACATTAAAGCCATGAAGATTAAAATGAAAACGCCGCTAAGCTATTACGGCGGCAAGCAAAAATTATGCTCTCTGATTCTTGAAATGATTCCTCAACACAATCTTTACTGCGAACCCTTTATCGGAGGCGGTGCGGTATTTTTTGCAAAAGAGCCATCGGAAATTGAAGTTCTTAACGATACAAACAAGGAGCTTATAAACTTCTACCGGGTAGTTCAGAACAATTATGTTGATCTGGAAAAAATGATCCGGGCAACACTTCACAGCAGGCGGTTGCATACTGATGCCAGTGTGGTTTACAGTAATCCTCATTTATTTAATGAAGTGAAAAGAGCATGGGCTGTATGGGTGCTCAGCAGCCAGAGCTTTAGTTCTATTATTGACGGAACGTGGGGTTATGATAAGAAAGAAGGAACGACTACACAAAAAATCAATAACAAAAGAAATCTGTTTACTGAGGAGCTAGCTGAACGGCTACAAAACGTACAGCTTGAGTGTGCGGATGCTTTGTATATTATTCAAAGCAGGGATACTGTGGATAGTTTTTTCTATTGTGATCCTCCCTACTTCAACAGCAACTGCGGCCACTATGACGGATATACAATCCAGGACTTTGAATTATTATTAAAGCAACTGAGCAACATGAAGGGCAAGTTTCTTCTTAGCAGCTATCCAAGCGATTTACTTATTGAGTATGCAGAGAAGAAGGGTTGGCAGATGCGTACACTGGAGCAAAGGATCAGCGTGAATAAGGGTTATGGAAATAAAAAGAAAGTGGAGGTATTGACGAGTAATTATGAGATTTAAAAAGGGGCCGGACGGTTAAGATAAGTGGCAACTTACACTCAACACTCTGCCCCGAAGGGCATGTCCGGCCTTTTATGTTCAGAAGAACGGGCCGAAAGAGTGCGAATGTTGGTGTAAGTTGCCGGTGTAAATATAGGGCTTAAAGGGCTATTAATGGCCGATTATTGAGCAGGTTCAAAATGTCAAAAATTGGATGTTTTGATTTATTTTTCTGGATGGGACGTTTTGGCGATTATACTTTTGATTTTATTGCCATCCGTATTTTAAAACAATCTTTACCAAGCGGAATGCCCTGAACAGGCGAAGCCAACAATGAATCCGGTAAAGCAATAA